CCGAGCCGTTAAATCCGACTGGTTTGTGGGGACATTAAAAATAGTTGTTGCAATGCTTGTTAACCCGGCTTAACATCCAACCCATGCCCTAGCACATCGCACGGGGTCTTTACTGAGGAAACATCATGAACAAAATCAAGCTGATCGAACTGATGAAAACCGGCGCAGTTTTCAATGTTGCCGAATTCAAGATTTATCACCCCTCTTTTTGCAAAGGCTATCGCAGCCTTACCGCATCAGACATTTCATGGGTTGCCGCCAAAAAAGAACTTGGCTCAAACCTTTCCTATGGTAATGGCGTTTACAAATTTATCGCAGCATGAGTTGGCCTTTCCCGCCTCCGGGCGGGCCTGTGCCTTGGACGCGCAAGCAAATCCAAGAACACGCCCGCCAGCAACGTCAGCGCGACGAACAAGACCGCGCAAAACTCCCTCCAGCACCGTTTTAAGGACACGACATGAGACAACACTACACCACCAAGCCCCAAACGCCTACATGGGCTGATTTGGCCCTTGCAATCGTTATTGGCGCTGCCCTTGCCGCCGCGCTTGTTTACTGGTGGTCAACATGATGCGTAACTATTACCTGCTCCCGGCAGACTATTGCCGAGATGCATTGGCAAAACACAAAATTGCTCGTGATGATGCAATGAAAGCCAAAAAAGCCTTGATGGACAAATACGGCTGCACTGCCAAAAAAGCCTTGATGGACAAATACGGCTGCACTGCGCTTGTGCGCCGAGGGCCACACATTGACGGGCTTGCGTATTTGTCACAAGTGCAAATGCACGGGTTCACAGTGCCGCGTTATGAGTTGGCTTTGTGGGTTGTCAAGCCCAAGAAAAACACCATCAGGGGTAAGCAAGCAATTGCTGAGTTTGCCGAATGTGGCGAACTACTGGAAATTTGGCAATGGTCGCTAGAAAAATGTTTGGGTGTTTATGGGTGCGTTTTAGATCGTGACGGGTTTCACTATCTTGTTGCAACACCACTTGAAGATGGGTCAGTCATTCTGTGCGCTCCAGCAGGAAAAAATTTACCGCGAGGGCCAAACGTAAGCCGCAATTTTGATGACCCCGTAATTCCTGATTGCGCCGAACCTTTGCTTCCCGTAGATGCTGAATACAAATTGCGCTCAATGAAATGGACTAAAGAATGAAAATTAAGATGCTGCGCCATGTGCGCGAACTATGGAATAGCCCGCTGGTGACTCGGGAAATCAATCGAGCCAATCAACGGAAATGGATTCGCCAAGTGCGGATATTGGGTGACAGATGGCTGCTTGCCAAATACGTTGATAGGAAATCAAATGCAAATTAATCCTGAACACATCATCGACAGCATTGAAAAATCTGCTGGCATTCTTTACCGCGACTGTGATGCGGCTGATCGACTTGCTTGGCAGGTCGGCGCATTGACCGCCAAGATTCGTGAGTTGTCGGCCTTGCTGCAATACAAGGTTGACCAGTTGGCTGAACTGCAAGCAAAGGACAAACAATGAAAGTCTACAAAGCAATTAATGCGGTGCAACACGATCTTGCAAAAATCGGCATCAGCAAAAACAGCCGCAACACGCAAGGCAATGGCTACAACTTCCGGGGCATCGACGATGTGTACAACACACTATCGAGCATCATGGCTACTCACGGGCTTTGCATCATCCCGCGTATGTTGTCCCGCGTCTGTCAAGACCGCAACAGCAAAAACGGTGGCACGTTGCTCTATGTGACGGTGGAAGCTGAATTTGATTTAGTGTCTGCGGAAGATGGCTCTAAGCACACCGCCAGGACGTTTGGCGAAGCAATGGATTCAGGAGATAAGGCAACAAATAAAGCCATGTCAGCCGCGTATAAATACATGGCTTTCCAGACGTTTGCCATCCCAACTGAAGGTGACAACGATTCCGAAAATCAGACGCATGAATTGGCCTCCAAATCGTCTGTAAGCGCATCAACGATAGCGGCTCACATTGCAGACATTGCAGATAGCGCGAACAGCGACGAAATGGCAATAGCCTACAAACTGGCTTATGAGGCTTGCCAAGGCGAACCCCTTTGGATTGCCAAAGTTGTCGAAGCAAAGAAGGCAAGGCAAGCACGAGCACTGCGCGAAAAAGAAGAAAAGGAAAGGGCTACAAATGGATGAACAGCGCACAGACGAATGGTTTGCCGCCCGTCTTGGAAAGGTCACAGCCAGCCGTGTTGCTGACCTGATGGCAACAACCAAAACGGGTTATGCCGCCAGCCGCGACAATTTGATGGCACAACTTGTCATTGAGCGTTTGACCAATCAGAGGCAGGAAAGCTACACAAACGCATCAATGCAGTGGGGCACGGAACAAGAGCCGTTCGCCAGGGCTGCTTATGAAGTCACCACCGGCCTGATGGTTGACGAATGCGGCTTTGTGTCACATCCAACGATTGAAGGCGCAGGCGCTTCACCTGATGGCTTGGTGGGTGATGATGGCTTGGTCGAGATTAAGTGCCCCAACTCAGCCGGGATGATTGAAGCCCTGCTAACCCAAAACGTGCCCGGAAAGTACAACACCCAAATGCAAATGCAGATGGCTTGCACTGGTCGGCAATGGTGTGACTACGTTGTGTTCGATCCGCGTATGCCCGCAAAAGCACAATTGTTTGTCAAGCGTGTGCCCCGTGATGCAGACTTCATTAAAAAAATGGAAGCTGAGATTGTGAAATTTCTTGCCGAATTGGATGGCAAGGTCAACAAATTAAAGGAACTGTTCGAATGAGACAACAATACGAAATCAAATACCCCAGCCGCGAATACACATTGTCTAACGGGGAAAAGAAAACATTTTGGACTACGCACGGGTCAATCTGGGTTGATGAGGACAAAAAATCCATGTCGGTCAAGATTGATAGCTTACCGGTTGGCGACAAATTTACCGGCTATTTCAAAGCGTTTCCGTATGTGCCCAAACATCAACAAAAACAAAAGTCCAGTTATGAGGGACTTCCTGCTGATGATGACTTCGACGAAACAATCCCATTTTGAAAGGAACCATGATGATTAAACGATTCTTGGCCGGTCTTGGCATTGCGCTTGTCACTACAGGAGCATGGGCGCAATGTTCAACGCATACCATTTGGTCTAACAGTCGGGTTGTGACATGCACGACATGCTGTTATTATGGAGGAAATTGCACTACTAATTGCTTCTAATGTCAAAAACGTACTTTGCGGACCTTAGAGTCAAGAGAAAAGAGCTTGGCCTGTGTTTATCTTGTGGAAAACACCCAGCACCATGCGATTCCTGTAGATCGAGAAATCGAGAATACATGCGCCGCAAAAGAGCCGGGATTCCTGCTGAAGAAAAAACACGGCAATGGCATTCCAAACGGCACTATTACCTAAAGTACAAATTTGGCATTACAGAGCAGCAATATGATGAAATGCTAAAAACGCAAAATTATTGTTGCGCCATTTGCAAATCAACAACTTCTGGAGATAAAAGATCAACAAGGCTTTCTATTGACCATTGCCACAAAAGCGGGGAAATTAGAGGGCTTCTTTGTTCATCTTGCAATAAAGCCATAGGCTTATTAAAAGATTCTCCAGATTTATTGCGTTCTGCTATTGGTTATTTAATAAAACACGCCATGAAATGAATGGCAATTGCACAACCAACTGTTATTGATTTTTGGGCCGAAAGCTGCTGTTGGTGACTGGGGGTTCCCGGTTATGCAAACCAAACGCAGCAAGTAGGCCCACCTATCACAAGATAGGACACGACATGCAAGAAATTAAATTGGCAACACTTAAACGCGCTTTGACAATGCTGGATGCAATTGGCGCTCGGTATGCAATCATCAGCCCGGATGGAACACGATTTGGTGATTTGAAACTGGCTGACGAAAAACCCGCTTATAACTTTGCTGAAATGGGTGCTTATGTAAAGCAAAAATTTACGCACGTTGAAGTAGGCGAGGTGATAATTATTCCGGTGGATAAATTTGAGATTGACAAACTGCAAAGCGCAATCACCAGCCACGCCTGCAAAATCGCTGGGAAAGGCAGTTACACCACCTGCCGATCTAAAGACAAAACGCAAATCGAAATATTGAGGCTTGCATAATGTCGGCAAATCACATTTTGAAAGCCA